CTGTGGCTCCCACCAATGCTGGCGGTAATGGCGGTTTTGGCTGGGGCGACAACGGCGCTCTGTGGCTCATTGTTCTGTTCCTGTTTATCTTTGCAGGTGGTTGGGGCAATGGCTTTGGCAACAATGCTGGCAATTCCGGTGGCGTGGTCGACGGCTATGTGCTGACCTCTGACTTTGCCAATGTCGAGCGCAAGATCGACAGTGTAAATCAGGGCCTTTGCGACGGCTTTTACCAGCAGGCGCAGCTTGTCAACGGCACCAACATGGCGATGGCCAACGGCTTTGGGCAGGCTGAACTTTCCCGTGCAACTCAGCAGGCGGCTCTCATGCAGCAGTTGACTGCCATGCAGATGCAGGCCCAGCAGTGCTGCTGCGACCAGCGGGCCGACACGGCACAGCTCCGGTATGACATGGCTGCGCAGGGCTGCGACACCCGCAACACCATCCAGACCGCAACGCGGGACATCATCGACAACGCCAACAGCAACAGCCGTGCAATCCTCGATTTCTTGACCCAGAGCAAGCTGCAGGATCTCCAGAGCGAGAACCAGGGTTTGAAACTGGCCGCATCTCAGGCGGCGCAGAACAGCTATCTGGTGTCCCAGCTCCGGCCTTCTCCCATTCCGGCCTACACGGTGCAGAATCCCTATTGCTGCAACCAGTTTGCAGGATGCGGCTGCTGACAACTGCATAGCATAGCTTTTCCTCCATGTTGGGGAAATGGTCGGCCCCATGCCGATACTGATGACAAAGCGGCGGGGCAGTAGCCCTGCCGCTGATTTTACGAAAGGAGATTTCTATGCCTGAATATACTGCTGTTGCTACACAGACCGTAGCAGCAAATCAGAACGTGCTTTTTACGGAAGCACCGATCCCCTGCACTAAGGGCCTCGTGACACACCGCGCAGGCTCCGGCTTGTTTAACCTCCGCGGTAACTGCTCTCAGTGCCGCGCCCGCTATAAGGTGGACTTTATCGGCAACATTGCCGTAAGCACCAGCGGGACCCCCGGCCCCATCTCCGTTGCCATTGCGGTTGACGGTGAGCCGCTCCCGTCCTCTGTCGCGACGGTGACGCCCACAGCGGTGGAGGCGTTTTTCAACGTGGCGGCATCCGAGTACATTGACGTTACAAAGGGCTGCTGTGCATCGCTGTCCATCCGCAACGTTAGTGGCGTGGCCATTGACGTAAGCAACGCGAACCTTATCATTACCAGAGTTTGCTGAGAAAGGAGAACACAATGGGAATGAAATCTATGTATGAACTTCGGGATATGCTCTGCAAAGAGCTTGATGAGCTGATCCGCAAGGGTGAGCTGGGCGCCGGTGATCTGGACATTGCCCACAAGCTGACGGACACCATCAAAAACATCGACAAGATCGAAGCGATGGACGAGCGCGGCTATTCCGGGCGCTATCTGGACGATGACCTGCGCGGCTACGGCCGTGGCAGCTCTTATGCCCGAAAACATTATGTCCGCGGTCATTACAGCCGCACGGACGCCACCGAGAATCTGCGCAGCCAGATCAATGACATGATGCGCGAGACCGACGATGACCGCATCAAGGACGCCCTGCGCCGTGCAATGGACATGATGGAGGACTAAGGGGGTAGGCCCCAATGATTGACGAGCATGAATTGGCGTTATGGATCAAACGGTTAGAAACAGAGGAGTCCAGCTGGGCAAACTATGAAAAGCTGGCGGCGCTGTATACCATCCAAAACCAGAACCGGAAGCCGGTAAGGGAATCTCGCATGATCGAGGCGTATTCTGCAGCTCCCGCACCTGACAGCGATTTCCTCCGGGCGGTATCTAACGTTGACCCAACCCGTGCGTGGGAGGTCATGGACGAGCTGATGGACAGCTTGAAAGTGGTAAACGAGCGGGTTTATAATAGCGTCATGCGGAAATTGGAAAGCTAAACTTAACCCCTCGGAAATGCCGGGGGGTTAGTTATATTTTAACGTAGGGAACGCGACATGAAAATAAAACTAACTGGGCGTTACAAAAAACGCACCGTCATTGTCTGCGTCGATGCGCTGAATCGTGCGTACCCAGAATTCCTTTTTTGCCTGCCGGTCTAAATTAGGATATTCCCTCAATTCCCGCCGTAATGTTTCAAGGTCAAATTCTTTTATAGGCTCCGGGTTTATTACCACAAGCTGCTGTTTCAATTCCGTATAGTCTTTTTTGTATTCTTCGATTTCGATCAAATCTGACAGATACAATTCTTTTAGCTTTTGCATTTTCCGTTTGATTTGCTCCGCCGTTTTGGGCGGCTTTTTTTCTGCGGTTTTTGATTTGGAGTAATACTTTTCTGCGATCCCCTCAAATTCCCGCAGAAGGTAATCCTCCAGCACATCTTCACGGATTCTGAGCATGTGTGGGCAATCAGCTGGGTCAAGCATGTGCGTCCTGCATCGGTAATACTTGTACACCTGTTTTACAGTCTCCGGCTGCATATTTCGCCCGCATTCCCGGCAACGGAGGATTCCGGAAAACAAATATATTCGATCCGCACTGGCGTTCCTCTGGCTTCGCCGTTCCAGGATTCTCCCGGCAAGGTCGAAGGTTTCTTGATCGACAAGCGCTGGCAATGCGTTTTCCACGCCGAACGCCTCACCTAAGTACAGCCGGTTTCCCAACG